CCTCAGGCAACCGTTTGTCGCTCGGATCGGCAACGACATCGAGCAGTTCCTCGACACCCTTGCGTCCGACCGGCGCGACGATCCCGAACTCGGCAAGATGGGCCCGGATCGCATTGATCACCGCGGTCTGCTGGCGGATGAACAGATGGCGCGTGCGATGGAGCATCAGGCAGCTCTGCTGCTCGGGGGTCTTGGTCGCGACGAACCGCATGTTCACCCTGCTGACAGCCTCGCAGATGGCCTCCGCGTCGGCGGCGTCGTTCTTCTGCCGTTTGACGTAGGGTTTAACGTAGGCTGGCGGCATCAGCCGCACGGTGTGGCCAAGCGCCTTGAGCTCGCGCGACCAATGGTGCGACGAGGCACAGGCTTCGATGCCAACCAGACACGGTGCCAGCTTCTGGAAGAACGTCAGGACATAGCGCCGCTTCAACTGTCGGCGTGTGACCACTTGCCCTTGCGCATCAATGCCGTGGACCTGGAACACCGATTTGGCAATATCGAGACCGATTGTCGTGATCGTATGCATGCTTGGCTCCTCCAAATTGTGGGGGCCTTAACAGCACCCACATTCATGGCACTCACGTGCCGGTGGAGGAGCCGTCCACAGCATCAGAAGCGGACATTGCACGTATGGTTTGAAATGATAGAGGTCGCCAACTGAGGCGGCCTAATCGGTCCTGCGCGTGATCAATCGGAAAAAGATGTAACCCCACGCAACGCCTAAAAGAATAGAACCGAACAACCAAATGTGTGGGTTTGGCTGGTAGTACCAAAGGACTCCACTCAAAACCAAAAAAACCAGGGTCAGAACGAATATAAGAATAGCTTGCATCGCCATATGTTTATGCGAAATTTATACAGCGATGTCGAGCAATGAGTCACCGTCGGAAAAAACGTGTCCAGCTTGTGGGACAGGGCGGATGATCGTGATTAGTCACATCACGCATGAGGATAATTCCGCCACGACTTATTGGCATTGCCGCGTGTGCTTGCATCTCCAGGTAATCAAATCGGAAATTGATCCCAAAAGGGACCAGTCTATTTGATGAAAGAGCCCCGGCTGTCAAAGCGCAGCCGAGGCTCCCTGTGCGGCAGCGGCCCTAAAGGGGCAAACCAAAAGAGCCGAAACCCGGCACATCAATAAATCTGCCTAAATATTGTGCGGACCACAACTAGTCGAAAGTGGGCCACTCTCAAATTCAAAACCGGCCACTAGGGGTCAAAACAGGCCAGTACCAACAAAACCGAAATCTAGGGCATTTCCGGCTACGGGTTTTAACCACGCAGGCCGGGCCACACCTCAAGCGCGCCGCGCCAGATCATGTCGCCGGCGACATAGAGGATGATCGCTAGTCCGATATAGGCGATCCAGCGATACCGGGTGAGCAGCCCGGCGATGAAACTTGCGGCGACGCCCATCAGCACGATTGATAGGCCCAGTCCGAACACCAATGCTGCCGGGTGGTCGCGCGCCGCGCCCGCCACCGCCAGCACGTTATCGAGCGACATCGAGATGTCCGCCATCACAATCTGCCTGGCGGCCTGCGCGAAGCTTTTGCGCGGCGTATGGACGTCTCCCGCCGCCTCGGCCGCGGTGTGCGGCGCCCCGCGCAATTCGCGCCACATCTTCCAGCTCACCCACAGCAGCAGAATGCCGCCCGCGAGCAGCAGGCCCACGATCGCCAGCAGCTCGACGGCGACGCTGGCAAACAAGATACGCAGCACCGTCGCCGCGATGATGCCGACCAGGATCGCGCGCGCGCGTTGTTTTTTCGCCAAGCCCGCCGCCGCCAGCCCGATGACGACCGCGTTGTCGCCGGCCAGCACCAGGTCGATCATGATCACCTGCAAGAACGCGGCGATCGATTCAGGCGACAGGATGAAAAGGTCGTTCATAGGCTCTGGGCCCTTCGGCGTTCAATCAGTCCGACATCGCAACCGTAGGGCTGCCACTAGCTCGGTCCTGGGGACGGACGGACGGACAGGACAGGACATCCCCCTAGAGGGGGAGATGTCCATGTCCGAGATGTCCGCACCGCCCACCACCCAAGAGGACTAGGACACGGACGGACAAATGTCCGCAAATGTCCAAGATGTCCGCGATGTCCAGATAGGGAAGGATAGTCATCACCACCCCTGAAAGCCAAAGCAGCAGCAGTAAAAGAAGGGCCGGCGGCAGGTATCGAATGCATCCGGCAGCGACCGGGAAACTTTCGAGTGCTGCGGCCGCGGCGATGCAACAGCCTGCCGCATGATCTCGCCGCCGCGAGCTTGATGGCGAAGCTGAGGATGGCGACCGCCGATCGGGCTGTGTGTCGGAGATAGCGTCCGCCCAACCGGATGAATGAAAGCCCTATTTGCATGGGCATTCCGCGCATTCCCGGCATGTCGCCGCACCCCAACCCACAAGGCAACCCACATCCAGAGCCCATTTGCCGCCGCCGCACCGAGGCTATCCCGGCTCGGCCTGGCGCCGCGCCGATCCAAGGAGGGCCCCACCCCCTTCGCGATCTCGAAAGACCCAATAGAAACGACCGGGGGGCAAAGTCGGCTCGCGCCGCGGCCCCTGCAAGATCAAACGCACGACACTTGTGCTGCTGTTTTTGGAATGAAAACTAATATTTTGGGCTGGAAACGGCCCGTCAATTCAGCGGAACAGGGATTTTTATCGGAATTGAAACGCGGGGCGTGCGGGGTATTTGGCCCTGGGCGCCCTGCGGCTCGATTTGTCGTTTTGGCCTGTGGAGTGGCGACCGAGGCACAAAACGAATGGGCGGTCGGTTTCTGCCTCGGCGCGCTGGCATCTATGGGCGTCCTCGACCGTCACTTGAGGAGTTTCCGGCAAGCATTTGAATGCGCGTTGCTTCATGCCGCCTGATGGGTGGCCGGTGCGTTGAAAGCCCGCATTTTTTCCGTAGGGTGGCCGCGACATATGGAGGCGGTCTAATGGTTGATCGACGACGTTTCGAAGTCGCCTTGCCGGCTGATCGGCGCGCCGGCCTCGAGCAGCTAGCCAGGGAGGTCGGTGTGTCGTCGGCCGATCTGGCGCGGATCGCTATCGGCAGGTTGCTCGCCAATCCGGACGTGATCACCGGCCGCAAGGATCATCCGGCGCAGGAGGCGGCGTGAAACTCATACTGAAAATCATCGGGCCAGCTTTGGTCAAGCCGGCGTCCGACCGCGAAAAGGCCGCGCGCATGACCGAACTCGCCAACGTGGTGAAAACCATCGGCGATCGTATCGCCGCAACCGGCGCGAAGGATGGCCAAATCGAGCATGGCGATTTTCGCGGCAGCTTTTTTATTGAGGGTTGAAAAATGGCTGCAACGCTGCGCGTGGACGTTTCCATTCCGAAATCGGAAACGAAATCAATCGAAGTGAAATGGTGCCACAGGGCGCTCGAATTAGCCGCCCACGAAATTCGTCGCACGGGCGGCGCGCAGACCAGCGGCAACATCACCGGAGACGGCGGAATTCTCCTTGGCTCGTGGGTCTACACCCCGCAGGCCAAATCGTAATCGAGATCGAGGCATGAAGGACAGGACGACATGACCGACACACCATCGCAAGGCTCGGGCTCGCCGGCGCCAGGCAGCGCGGCGCCAGGCAGCGGCCAACAGCCGGCCGCGGGCGCACCGTCTCCACAGAGCGGCAGCGGCCAACAGCAACAGCCGAGACCGGCCGAAAATCCGAACACGCGCGGCGTCTCGCCGGCACGCGATGCCCGCGAAGCGGCCGCCGCTCGACAGCCGGGACAGCAGCCGGGCGCCGAGCAACAGAGCGACCAGCAGCCGGGCCAGCAGCAGAGCGATGCCGGCGATGAGGCCGAGGTACAGGTCGGTAAAATCAAAATCACACCTAAGCGGCTTTCCGAGATCATGGAGCGCCAGGGCGCCGAGGACGCGCGCAAGCTCACGCTGCCCGCCAGCCCGGACGCATACGAGTTGAAAACCTCGGAAAGCTTCAAGCCACCGGCCGGCGTCACATTCGAGTTCAATAAGGATGATCCGGTGTTGGCGCAGGCACGCCAATTAGCGCACGCGCGCGGCATGGATCAGCAGACCTTTTCCGATTTCCTCGACGTCTACGCGAGCGACCGCATCCGCGAAATGACCAAGATCAACACTGCGCGCAATGCCGAGATTGCTCGGTTGGGCACGATGGCCCCGCAACGGATCGACGCGATCAAGACTTTCTTGCATGGCACACTCGGCAGCGAGCTCGGCGGCGCTTTGGAAATGATGTTGTGCACCGAGCGCCAGGTCCGCGGCTTTGAGAAAATCATCGAACGAGTGTCGCGCCAAGGCGGGACGCCGTTCAGTCAGGGCCACCGCGAAGGCGAACCGCCGAAGGGCAAAATCCCCGGCTACGCGAATATGTCGTTCGAGCAAAAGCGCGCTGCGCAGATGTCGCAAAACCCGCCGGCGCAGCGGACAACTCGCGAGATCCGATAATCGACCCCCAGGTCGCCCGATTGAAGGAGTAAAAAAATGGCTGACGGGAAAAAAGTGATTTTTGTGCTGCGGGTTTTCGCTGCGGGGCATGAAAGCATGGCCCAAGAACTTGCGCACATCGCGCAGGCCTGCCAAGGCGCCGCGAAAGACGCGCGCGGCGCCGGTGGTGGAAAATTGAGCGGCACCGTCTTGGCTGATGGCGCCGTGCCGATCGGGGAGTGGCGCTTCGATCCGGTAGCACCGGCTTGATCGTGATGCTCACGCCGGAAGCCGAAAGGCCGGAATTTCTTTGCTCGTTGTGCCAACGGCCAGCGGGGCGCGTCGTTACCTTTGTGCCGCTTTGCCTGCGCTGCCGAATCGCTGGCTATGAACGGGTGGCGGCGGCCGAACCGAAGCCGATCATCGTCCGCTGGCCTGCGCCTGCCTCCGACCTGCCTGCTTTGCCGTTGGGAGCGGCTTGAACATGAAACGCATCCTTGTCGCCATCGCGCTTTTGCTGATCCCCGCCGCCGCCCTCGCGCAGACGCCGCCATATGCTTATCCGATTGTTGTCGGGACAGCGCAGGTGCAGGTTCTCGCGGCCGACAATGCGCGAAGGCGCCTTGTGTTCTCAAATCCGAACGCCACCGCAATCGTCGCCGTCTGCCCGACGCTGAGCCGCGTGAACTCCGCGCCGATCACCTGCGCGGTGCACGGCGCCGGTTCGGTTACGATTTTGCCGTATGCCTCTTTCACCGTCGATGGTGTCGGGCAAAACGGCGCGCTGCCGTCCGCATGGAACGGGATTGCGAGCGCGCCGGGCTCGGCCCTTTCGATCTTGGAATTCGAATAGCCACTGCGCCAGATTTTGATACTCACACGCCGTTAGGAAATTTCGAGGTAAGCCGACACATGCTCGACGAGCGCGCACTCGCCACCGTGACGGATTACGACGGACTGATTACGGCCATCCGCGCTCGGATGCGCGAGCTCGGCGTTACCAACGAGACAATCGATAGCATCACGGGGCTGCAATCCGGCTATGTCGGCAAGCTTCTGGCGCCGAGCCGAATCAAGCACTTGGGATCGATGAGTTTCGGCGTAATGCTGCAAGGCCTGGGTTTAAAACTGATCGTTGTCGAGGACGCTGAAACGTCAGCAAAAATGCGGCCGCAATGGGCGCAGCGCAAAAAGGGGCTCCCAATTTTTTTACATGCGATGGCAAGCACGCCTCCTCGCGCGACTTGGTTGTTCACGTCGAGATCAGGCAGAAAGGCGGCAAAAGCGCGCGCGGAAAGTTTGTCTCCAGCCGCGCGCAGCGCCATCGGTCTGCACGCGGTCAGCGTGCGGTGGCAGCGGGAGCGTGAGAAGGAAAGCCGCCAGCGGCTCGCACGGCAGGCCAGGACAGCATGAACGACCGCACCCTCGCCACGCCGCCGCACTTAGCATCGCGCAGCACGCTCGACCACGCCGACATTGCAGCCGAGCGTCTGAGACGCGGGCCGCCGATCGTCAAGCTCGACGCACATGGGCGCGAAATATACGAGCCCGACGGCGCGGTGCTGACCCGATTTGTCACCAGCAATAACAAAGTCGATATTTTGCAAGGACCGGTCGGCAGCGGGAAAACCGTTGCGATGTTTCGGCGGCTCGGTCGGCACGCGATGCAGCAGGCGCCGTCGCCGCGCGACGGGCTGCGCAAGACGCGCTGGTTTGTGGCTCGCAGCACGTTTCCAGAATTGAAGCGAACCACAATCAAAACTTGGCGGCGCGTCTGGCCGGCGAACCTCTACGGCGAAGTGCTAATGGGCAGTCCGCCGCGGCACGATATCAGCTTCGGCGATGTGCGCATCGAGGTGGATTTCCTAGCGCTCGACGACGAGGGCGACATCAGCAAACTGCGCAGCGCTGACTATACCGGCGGCTGCTTCCATGAGGTTCAGTACACGGATCTCGAACTTTTCAGAGAGGGCCGGTCGCGGACCAATCGCTTTCCGGAAGAAGGTGACGGCGGCGCTAGCTGGCACGGAATTCTCGCCGATTGTAACGCGCCCGACGAGGATCATTGGCTCGCGGTGATGACCGGACAAGTTGATCTGCCGGAAGGACTGACACCAGAGGAACGGCGCGCGATGCAGTGGCCGGCAACTTGGGGATTTTTTCTACAGCCGCCGGCCACGATCAAGATCCGCGACCCGCGCGGTCAATTCATCCGGCACGAGGTGAATTTAGACACTGAGAATTTGCGCTGGCTCGCGTCCGATTATTATCTCGATCTACTCGAGGGCATGGAGTCCGACTGGATCAACAACCGGCTTGGCAACGAAACTATTTTGGTCGCCAGCGGCTCGCCGGTCTGGCCGATGTTCCGGCGGGAATTCCACGTCAGTCGTGAAGTCTTGCGGCCCATTAAAGGCCATGACGTCCTCGTCTGGCTCGACTTCGGGCGCGTCTTTCCAGCGGTGCTGTTCGCGCAGGAGGTGAACCAGAAAATTCTCGTCCAGCATGAGATCCTCGGGTTCAATGAGGGCGCGACCATTTTTGCGCCGAAGGTCAAACGGTTTCTCGAACAGCACTATCCCGGTCATACATTCCGTTGCGTCGGCGATCCGAAGGGCCGCGACAAAGGCCAAGCGACCGAGCAGTCGGCCTATGACATTTTTCGCGGGCTCGGCATGCCGGTACAGCCGGCGCCGGTGAAGGCCAACGATATCGCAACGCGGCTCGAGGCGGTGGCATTCGCACTCAACGACAATCCCTCGGGCTTTCCGCGGCTGGTTATTTCGCCGCTTTGCCGCACGCTGATCGTCGGCATGGCCGGCCGCTATCATCTGCTGCGCGAGGAAGATGGCGAACTGCGCCCGAAAAAAGATAAGTATTCGAACCTGTGCGACTGCCTGCAATACGGTTGCCTCGCGCTCGGCGAGGGGCGTCGGATGGCCGGCCTCACCGCGTCGATGCCCAAGGCCGTTCGCGTCATGCCCGAGCGAAAGAGCATGCGACGGGTGTCCTGATGAAACGAAAACTCGGTCGCCCCCGCAAACCGCCAGGCGCGCCCGTCGACCACAAGCTCACGCCGCGGATGCGCGCTGCGATCATCGCGCTTGTGGAAACCGGAAAAGATATGGAAGTCGCCGCCGCCGAGGCTGGCTTAACGCCGAACGCAATCTACAAGGCCATGCGGCACGCGCCGGCGCGCGAATTCTATAACGCCGAGCTCAAGCTGCTGTTGACCGCCGCCAAGGCCAAGGCTGCGCACACGCTGATCAAGGAGCTCGACGGGCCCAACGCTGCGAGCCGCGTTGCTTCCGCGCGCACGATATTGGAGGGCGATAAGCAGGCTCCGATCAGCGCCGGCATGCCGCAGGTGCCGGGCTTTAGCATTCTGATCGTCGATGGCCGCACGCAGCCGAACACCATCGACGTCACCGCTGGACCTGAAAGAATTCTTATTCCTCGAGATTCGGCCGCCTAGCGTTTGACAACACGCGGCGCGCACTCGGTGGGCGAGAAGGGGCTGAGCGGTGAGCTCGAGCGTGGCGGCGGCTAGAATGGCAAAGAAACCTGTTTGATCTTTTCTTTGAGGTCGAGTGCCTCGAACAATTCGCCAAACACCAAATCCAAAATCTTCAAAGCACAAATGCCAACTTGAGCGCACGTTTGCAATGCATGGTCCAGCGCAAGCCCGCCGTCGCCCGGTAGCATTCGGAATTGGATATTTCCGGTTTCCATCGACTCTTTGACCACGTTTATCGTCACGGATTTTTCGTTGGGGTGGGCTCCGAAATCTATAGTGTGTTCGTAAAGCTCTTGATAAATGAGCGCCAGTTTATCGTCGGATGACGAGATCGATTCTCGCACGGCGCGATTGTTAAAGCGGCTTTTCGACTCGGGATCATCGTCGCGGTTAAGCCAATGCTCACTCAATTGCGGCGCCGTAGATATGAGACGCGCGTACCCTGCATTTTCGAGGCAGGACCGTTGGAGTGGATAGCTGTCTGTGGGGAGGGCTAGGCACACCATCACGCTTGCGCGAAATGCACTGAATGATCGCAACAGCAAAAACGAAGGGACTAATTGCGCCATGCTCGACGGCTTTAGATTCCGATGAATTTCTTCAAAAATTGCATCTATCGTAGTGAGACGCCGTGCAATGTCAGTTTTGTTGCCCACGGCCGCAATCGAATTGCTCCAACAGTCTTCGATGAACGGAAATAAAGAGCCAAGGCCCCACAGTTCCGGTCGCGGACGATTGAGGTTATTCATCTCCGTTGGCCTCCGATCTCAGTCAGCACCGCGCGCACCTCGGCGTCGATCTCGGCCACATCATGCGCGACGCGCTATTTCTTACACGGCCAAGCCGCTTGAAGGGCTTCACGGGCTAACAGCAAGAAATCTTCATGCTGCCTCGCGGGTCGGCTGTCGATGTACTGCACTACGACCCGTATGAATTGTCCGTCCGTCACAGATGCTGATGAGATGCAGAAGTCTCTGTTTTGGGACAATTCAACCAGCGTAACGATTTTGCCGTAGCAGATGCCCTTTTCCAGATCATCTGAGACAGGGCCAAGAACTGGGGCGTTCCATTGGCGGCAGCCCGGCATGATATTATTGGCTGAGTGTAGGTCTACTTCGGCTAAGGCCGCTCCGCAGTTCAATATCAATACCCCGATGAGAGCAATGCCGCGCAAGAATTGAAACATCGCCGCATCTCCGAAACCTGACCTATTCATGAACATGGAAATGCTTTCCGTAAAGCAGCCAACACAAGCTCTGCCGCGTTTTGATGTAATAAGCGTGGATTGGCCTGAGCATAATTAACGTAGATTCGTATGAACTGCACCAAGGTGCTTTCTGGCGGTGCGCATATTTTCAAAATCCGACCATCACCGTCATTATTATTTTCGATCAATGCCGACAGGCCCTGAAATGCCGAAATATAGTTCGCGCACTGCGCACCTTGATTTGGGATGCTCATTTGTTCGCCACCAAGTGGCTTAAAATTTCGGAGTAGCGCCTCACAACTTGTCAAAATATCATTGGCGGTGAATGCCTTCGCCTGACCAACCGCAGCCATTGTTATAAAAAGCAATGTTACAAGTGTTTTCATAATCTGGATTTGCTGAGACCGAAACATTGATGCACCTCTGATCTCGGAATTTGGGCGTGCCGACAGCCTAGCCGGATCAGGTCACGACGTCTCGCCGTTCGCACGCCGTTGGCGCTACCGACGCGGCTTCGATGCTTTTAGTCCGATTTGGACCAAGCGGCGTATCGCCTCGGAGCGGGCCGGAATGTCGGGCTGCTTTCGGCGCCAATTGTCGATCTCTGTCCGAAGGCTAATCGAAAGCCGTATCGCCGTAACCGGGTCCATTCCCGTTGCTGGGCGTCCTCGCTTTTTCGTATTCATTGCACTCGCCTAATTTTCGTACTACGATAAATACGCCTTGCAAGACATGCGGGCGAATCAGGAGGTATCACCTATGACTAAACAACATACTACAACACGCCGCGCCGTCCTGGCCGGCGCCGCAAGCCTTCCCGCACTCGCCATCATTCCGGCAACGGCCCTTGCCGCCGGCGGCGTCGATCCGATCTTTGCAGCAATCGAGGAGCACAAAGCGGCCGACGCGGCCTTTCGGGACGAAAGCGTATCGGAGGAAATCATGGCTGAACGCGGCGAAGAAGCCGACCAGGTGCTCGCCGATCTGCTCGCCACACGCCCGACAACTATTTCAGGATGCGTCGCCGTCCTGCGGCACGTCGATCATCACATCGCAAAATACGAGGATGAGGCGACGTCGCTCTTTGGTAATTCAATCGATCCGCTATGCTCGGCGGGCGCTGCTTTCCTGGCCACGATCGCGGCGGCACTCGATAAGGCGGCGCAATCATAAGCGGTGTGGCCGCACCGACGGCTTGATAATCTGAGACAGGGCAGGGCTCGCCGTCACCGCGGCGGGCCCCCGCGCACGCTGCCAGCGGGATGGCAGGTTGTGCTCGGCCCCGGCTTGCTGAATCCTCCAAATGACCTACAATTTGCGGTGTGCGAAAGCCACGGAAAAGGCCGCGATCGCGGCGCGAATCGCCTAAGATTGCGGCCCGCGACAAGGGTGCAGCAATGAACGTCGCAAGCATCCGAAAACCACGTGAAGGCCAAGGCCGGACGCACTACGCGCCCCCGCCAAACGTGCGCGTGCGCGAGTTGCGCGATCTAATCGCGTGGTCTGGCCGCGACGCCATGCATGACGCCCAACTGACGCTTCTCACTGGCCGCCGAGACGACCCCACGGTTGACCTGTTCCTCGCCGGCGACCCCGAGCTTTTGCGCGCCCCCAGCGTGTCGGTCGTCGGTACGCGCGAGGTGAGCGAGGAGGGCCGGAGGCGCGCGAGTCGCCTTGCACGCGAGCTCGCCGCGGAGGGAATCGTCGTTACCAGCGGTCTCGCGAAAGGCGTCGACACTGCGGCTCTGACTGCCGCGATCGAGGCGGGCGGCCGTGTGGTGGCGGTGATCGGTACACCGATCGACAAGGCGTATCCTGCCGAGAATGCCTCACTTCAAGAAACGATCTATCGCGACCATCTGCTGGTCTCGCCGTTCCCGGAAGGCGAGCAGGTCTACCCCTCGAATTTCCCGAAGCGCAATCGCGTCATGGCCGCACTTTCCGACGCCTCGGTGATCGTCGAGGCTTCCGATACATCGGGCACGCTGCACCAGGCGGCAGAGTGCCAGCGGCTCGGTCGGTGGCTATTCATCATGCGCGCGGTGGTCGAGGACAAGAGCCTAAAATGGCCCTCGAAGTTCATCGGTAAGCCGAAGGTGGCGGTGCTGTCGACCACGGCGGACATTCTTCGTGTCATCCAACGGCCTTAAGCTCGTAACACTTTGCTCGTACCTGACGGCGCACGACCCACCAACGTGGCGACAGTCCGACCATGACGCCTCCAAGATGGTGAAGGCGCTCAAGGGCGACACGATCAAAGGATATTTCAGCACGATCATCGGCGGAAAAACTGTTCGCTTCGACAATTCGAATGTGGGGGACTTCTTGAAACGGATACCGCCGGCTTTGGCGAAGATCATTGCGCTTGAGTTGGACGGACCCGCGACGCTGGTGCCTATTCCGAATTCGCACGTCACATCCACATCCGCAGCGGGCTTCCGCACGCTCGAGTTGGCGAAGCAAACCGCGGCGGCAAGCGGGGGGCGGCTTACCGTCGCTCCCGCTCTCGTGTTCGAGGAGGCGCAGCAGAAATCGCGTAGAGGTGGCCCGCGTAACGCCGAGCATTTCGAGCAGGCATACCGTATCGCTCGGGACGTGCGAGGACCGATCGTGCTGATCGACGATGTTTGCACGTCCGGCGGACACCTCATCGGTGCGTACAGAAAATTGCATGACCCATCGAAGCGAGAGGTTGTGCTTGCGTGCGCTTTCGGCCGGTCGAGGCGTGAGCAGGTCAAGGCGCCCGTCGCCGTCTACCGGGAGGTTCTTGACGTGGCCAGCCCTTTTGATTTTTGAAGCGGCAATCAGATCGAGGGGCACACCGCTAAGCCCGCCCTTTTTGTGCGCCCCGTGTTTCCCTATGTCTAGTCGACGACGGCATGGCCTGCGCTCGGGCTATCGCTGAGCACCGCACGCTGTTGTACCCCACCGCGCAGAATGAGCCGCCGCGCGTATTTTGACGCGTCAGTGATGCGTGCCGTGTGTCTTGTGCGCGATCCTGACAGCGAGATCAGCTCGTGCCCTAGCGTCAACTTTGCGCCCTGTGGACCGCTTCAACTTTCGCAATTCATCAACCGTCAGGATGACCTTGACGGCCTGCTCCTTCAAAGGACTGCCGAGGGCCTCAATGCCAGCCTCCGCATTGGCGAGCCATTCCGCATGGGTAGCCTGGAGATCAGGACAGAAGCGTTTGATCTGACGCCATTCGTCTGGCCGAAACCACGCGAGCGCCACCATGGCAATGTTTGATCGTTCCATATCCCGCCTCGATGCGCGCGCTCGACTCAACTTTGGCAGCATAGACCGCACGCGACACCCATGCGCGCCGGCAGCGCGGCGGCATTTCCGGCCCGCGTTTTTCCATCCAATTCTAGAAACATGGGTTTTGCATTGTGGGTACAGGCCGAACTGAGCGAAATTCTCCTGCATTTTCAACTTGACTGGCGGAAGGGGTGACGGTTTTCACCGTTTCCACCGCGTTCCGTATTATTCCAAAAACCCAAGACCTATCGACAGTTTTCTGTGTTTTCTCGTCTTGACCGTTCCGACCCATTCCGGCTAAATCCATGCGCGATTTGTACGTTGAATCGTACGCAGCGAGTTGGGCGGAAGATGCGGGAATCGAACCGGCTGACGGCACTCAAAATCGGCAAGCTGAAACGCCCCGGCCTCTATGCCGATGGCAATGGCCTTTGTCTGCAGGTGCAGCCGGGCCCGACCAAAGCCTGGATATTCCGCTACATGCTCGCGCGCCGCCCGCGCAAGATGGGCATGGGGCCATTGGCGCTAGTCCCGCTAGCCGAGGCCCGCGAAAAGGCACTGGCCTACCGTAAGCTATTGCTGGCCGGAATAGATCCCATTGAAGCGCGGGCATCCGACCGCGCCAATGCAGCAGCCGAGGCCTTGCGCAGCATCACCTTTAGCCAATGCGCCGATAAATACATCGCCACGCACCTGGCCGGATGGAAAAACCCTAAACACGCCGCACAATGGGAATCCACGATCGCCGACTATGCCAAGCCGATCATCGGCGCGCTGCCAGTACGGGCTATCGATACGGCTGCGGTCATGAAGGTGCTGGAACAGGACGTCACCCGTAAGGCCAAGCCGCCGACGCCGCTCTGGCGCGCGCTGCCTGACACGGCCGGGCGCCTGCGCGGCCGGATCGAGCAAATTTTGGGCTGGGCGAGCGTGCGCGGCTACCGAACCGGCGACAATCCGGCGCGCTGGCGCGGCCATATCGACCAGCTACTGCCCGGCCGCTCCAAGATTGCCAAAATTCGCCACCACGCGGCGCTGCCCTATCAAGAACTGCCGGCATTCATGACAACATTGCGCGCGCGCCCCGGCATCAGCGCACGGGCGCTCGAATTCACCATTCTGACCGCGACCAGAACGGGCGAAACGATTGGCGCGCGCCGCGAGGAATTTGATCCTGCCGAGCGCATGTGGAGTATTCCGGCCGCGCGAATGAAGGGGCGTGACGACGAGCGCGGGCCGCATCGAGTTCCGCTTTCCGAGCGCACCCTTGAAATTCTCGCCGAGCTGCCGTCTGAAGGCGAATTCGTCTTTCCCGGCCGGCGACCGCAGATGGCGCTATCCAATATGGCCATGCTCGAAACGCTCAAGCAGATGGGGCGCGGGGATCTGACCACGCATGGCTTCCGCTCGACTTTCCGCGACTGGTCGGCCGAAACCACGGCATATCCGCACGAGCTCTTAGAAATGGCTCTGGCGCACGCCGTTGGCGACAAAGTTGAAGCCGCTTACCGGCGCGGCGATCTGCTCGAAAAGCGGCGACGGCTGATGGGCGATTGGGCTGCCTACTGTGCTGCCTCGCCGAGTTCTGCCGACAATGTTGTACCGCTAAGGGGAGGCGACCATGGCTGATACCATGAAAGAAGCCGTCTCTACGTACCAAAGGAAGTTTGCATCCGCGGCCAATTTGGACGAGCAGCGGCGCGCATATGCTGAGTTCGACGAGGACTCAAATCGTTTACTCCTCGAAGAGTTGAAGGAACGGTTTCTGAACGGGCCACACAACCCTCGTGCTCTTCAGGGAGGTGGGTCTATGGCCTTATTTGAAGCGATAGAGTTTTGCGGCCGTAAAAATATTCCCGTGCCTGCCTGGGCGGCATCAGCTTTTAGCCATGGGTTTAGCCGCGTCCTTTGGGCCGAGGTCGCTACTTGGGATGAGGCGTTCGGTCGTCCATGGACGAAGCGCAAAAGTCTTATTACAGCTCGTAAGCACCATCGAATAATGACTAGGATTTATGAACGCGTCTTGGCATTGCACGATGGCCGCGACGGATCACCGCGCCTTCCGATTGATAATTCACTATTTGCGAAGGTGGGTAAGGAGTTCGGAATCAAGCGGTCACTTTGCAGCAAGCTCTACCTACAAGAGCGGCATCGTTTCGGCGATGTCCCGCTTGCTTTACGAGTGCCACCGGAACGTTGAGTTCCCGTGGTTATATTTCCAATCTAAAATAGTTTTAGATCCACACCATTCCCGCCGGACACGGCGGCGTCCTACAATAGGATGGCAAACATGGTGCAGACTATTCTCCGGCGCGCAGACGGGCTTGATCGGTTTTTGCGACGCCCCGAAGTTGAGCACGTGACCGGACTCGGGCGCTCGACAATTTACGCCAAGATGGATTCCGGCGAATTCCCAAAACCCGTTCCTTTGAGCGGGGGCGCCGTCGGTTGGCTCGAATCTGAAATCGCGGCTTGGCAGGAAAAGCGGATCGCCGCCCGTGGCCGCGCGAATGAACCGCAGGCGGCCTGATCGATGTCCCGCCAGCCGCAACTCGGACGTTTGGGCGCTTGTGGCTTGATCGTGCCTTCGCACGAAATTCAAAACTTTTTGGCGATTGGCTGGCGCCTGGGCGATGAGCCCGGATGCGGGACCGCTCGCATGTTTCCAGTTGCCGGTTGCGTTCACCGCGTTTCGATTAATAAAAAATTGGCCGCTCGTCGAGTTGCATCGATGGCGGCCAAAAGAAATGTTGACAATGAGCTATATAGAACGCCCATGCGCGGAACGCAAGCACGCTAAAATCGGACCGGCGAACCTCACACAGAATTTCGGCGGATGGCCCGAGCGGATCGCCGCCAAGTGGCGCGCGAGCGTCGAATCCGTCATCGCTGCCGGCAATCTAATCATTGAAGCGAAGGTCGCACTCGCTCACGGCGAATTCGAGTCGATGATCGATGGTGCTCTGCCTTTCGGCGCCAGCACCGCTCGCCGGCTTATGGCGATAGCGCAGGATCCCCGAATTTCAAATCGTGCACATGTGCACGTTTTGCCCGCTGCATGGGGAACGCTGTACGAACTAACGAAACTTGACGACGACCAATTCAGCGCCAGGATCGCCGACGGCACCATTCGCCCCGATCTTGAGCGCGCCGAAGTGACGGCACTTCGCAAGGCGGCGGCGCGGGCGCCGTCGCAAGTGGCATATGCCGAGCGTGTGGCCATTGGCTGCACGCTAGCCGATCTCAATGCACTTGCCGATAGCGGCGCTCGCTTCGCTGCAATCTTGGCGGACCCGAACTGGAAATATGAAACTTGGAGCGCAAAGGGAAAAGATCGGTCGCCCGATCGGCATTACGAGACGGACCCTCTTGCGGAAATCAAGGCGCTTCCGATCAAGCGCCTCGCCGCAGTCGATTCCGTACTGCACCTGTGGTGCATGGACTGGCTCTTACCGGCGGCTCTCGAGCTTATCGAGGAATGGGGCTTTCGGTTTATCAAGGTCGGATTCGTATGGGTGAAACAGAATCCGAGCGGCGACGGGCTCTTTATGGGGCTCGGAAAATGGACGCGAGCAGGGACCGAACTATGTCTGTTCGCGACGCGGGGAGACCCCTCTCGATTGAATGGGGACGTGCGCCAGGTCATTGAAGAGCCAATCCGCGAGCATTCGCGCAAGCCCAACGATATTCACGCCAGAATCGAAAGACTGAGCGCGGGCCCGTACCTCGAATTGTATGCGCGCCGGCCGCGCGAGGGGTGGACGGTTTGGGGTGACGAAATCCCGCGCGCCTCTTTCACCTTCGTCGTCGACGATAACGATGTAGATCCGATCGAAGCACCGCGGACCGACGATGGTCTCAATATTCCGAATTTCCTTAGGCGTGGACACCCTGAATGCGTGATTGGCGTGCGCGGCCTGGGTATCGGGGGAGTTTCCCGTGAAACAGGCCGAACGGAACTGCGGCGATGATGCGAGTGCCGCACACACCTGAAGCGCGGGCGCTTATCAGTGAGCGATTAAAGGCTTATTGGGCCGACCCCGAAAAGCGAGCGAAGCAAAGTGAGCACACGCGGGACCGGATGAACCGTCCGGAGGTGCGCCGGCGAATAGCCGATGGAACACGCGCCGCGTTGGCGGACCCTGCTACGCGACAAAGACAATTCGACGGGCTCACACGAGTCTGGGCTGATCCGGCCAAGCGAGAGCAACAAGCGACATTGACCCGCGAGCGCATGGCACAATGGCGCGCCGGTCGCCTTGAAGCGGCGGCTGTGGTTTTGCGGCAATTGCCTCGGGCAGAGCGCGCTGCGGCTATGGCAAAGCTCGCCAGCGCGGCCCACGGGGCATCAACGCGATGAGCAAGCCCGTGACGCGAAACCTATCAGTCTATGACGGCAGGCGGTTGCTCGGCCGCATTGAAATCACGCCGCGATCGAAACGCGCGCCGTATGGCTAAAAGCGCACCCACAATCACGCCGATATACCGCGTTGCTTGGGCCGACATGGTGGCAAACGATTCGCGCGTTTCAGCGATCGCGGTGCGCATCGCGATTATCGTCGGTGCCCATTTCAATAACGTCACTGCGGAAACCTACGTTGGTCAAACAACGGTTGCCGCCAAGGCTGGCGTCTCGGCGCGGACGGCATGGGAGGCTTTAAGGTGCCTTGTCGAGTGCGGACACTTAACCGTTCGACGCGGTGGCCGACGCTCGAACATCTACGGAATGCCACTCCAAAATATCGCAGCCTATTGCGAAACATACTTTAAGAAATCTCGCAGCCCATTGCGGAATATGCCGCTGGAAATCTCGCAATCTAGCGCACTAAATTTCGCAACTGGTTGCGAACAGACTCTACTTACTAACTCAATAGATTCAGAAACCGCTGAAATGGCAACGCCACAAGGGCGAACCTGGCGCGCCGTCTTGACATCGCTCACCGATGAATATGGTAGGGAAAAAGCGGCGGCGTGGTTTTACAAACTCACCTTCGTCGGCGTTCATGACTGTGTCTGCATCCTGCGCGCGCCAAGCGGTTTCATCAAAAGTTGGATCGATACGAACTATGCAGAGCCAATCCTGCAAGCGTGGCGAGCGCAAGATAGCGGCATAGTCAGAATCGAGATCGAGACGCCACGCGCGAAGCGCGCGAGCGGAGGCGCCGCATGACGCGCCACACGCACCGCCATCTTGATCATCGCCATCTCGCATTCGCCCGTGCAATCGCGGAAGGCAAGAGTGGTGGGGATGCAAGAAGAGGCCATGACGTTTGCCGATTGGAATTGATGGATGGAGTAGGGGGTGGGGGAGTCGAAAACTCTATAGGTTTGCGACCTAAAAACCGGCTGGTGGGCACGCGCTGATTTCCGCACATTCCAGAATATTTTTTTTCTCTAACAACGCAAGAACAACGCAAGAAGCGCCTGCGCGGCAATGGTTTCTGATGGTTTCTTAGAAATATGGAGATCGCGAAATGAGGCAAAAACGCAAATTAAAATACGTCGATTGTCTGATGCCGCTCGGCGCTGGCGACGACACGCTGCTGCCACTCGGCGGCGACTTAGGACTGCTGCCGCTCGGCGCTAGCGATGATCTGCTGCTGCCGCTCGGCGAGGGAGATGACCTGCTGCGGCCGATCGGCGAGATGAGCGACGAACTGCGGCCGATGCGTCCGCCCGGTAGGGGTGGGGGGTCGAAAACTTCATAGGTTCGACAACCATAACCGGGCCTACCCTTTTGACGAAAAAAAGCAAAATTGTATTGAGAAAACCCACATGACACCGAACCGCCGTAATCCATCAAAAACGGAGAAAATCCTTCTATCGAAATACCGCCAGGGCAAAGCGGCGCGTGCGATCGCAGTGCGCTCGTGCGCGCTCAATGTCGTGGTCGTGGTGAAAAGACGGAAGCGCCCCAACACCAACGCCGCGCAAGGCGACCTGTTTGCGGAGCGGCGTGGGGCATTTCGAAATTGTTGAGTGACGTGTCGCGGATCACGGTCGCCAATCGGGTACGATGATGAATTTGATTTCTGCCCGCCTTCGCCGTCTTGCTGATCACGCTCGCGCCTGCGGTGATGATGATTTTGCCGAGGGATTCGAATTGTACTTGGCGAAAGCACCGGCAGGGTTATCGCTCGATAGAGCACTTGGGCTGACGGTCGAAAGGGGGGGCGAGCGATGGTGGTCGGTCGAGCACCGGCAGCGCCGCGATGAAGCAATTCGCGAATTCTTTGTGCGCTACTGCCCTGGTGCAACGGATGCGCGTCGCCGGGCGACCCTACAGCATGAACTACGACGCTACGAACGTAAGTATTGGAAGATCGACAAAAGGTTGATGCCATCGACAGGCACGCCTCGCGCGTTATTGGCCTTGGCTTTTCATGAGCACGAATCGCTCGATGCGCACAGACCGTTTCCGACGAGCGATAATCAGATGCCCCGAATTCTGGCAAATCATTGTGCGGCCGATAGAAAATCTCTCCATGAAATATCGACCGTTGATGGTGAGGGCCGTTCCAGGCCAAATGATTCGACCAAGGGAGAGACGCACCATGCTGGCATCGAAATTTCGATCACTTCTCAACGGCGGCGCGGCAGAGGTCGGAGCTGATGGTTTGCGTGCGGAGATCACCGCGCTCGAGACCGAGCGAGCAAAACACGTGGCCGAGCTTGACAATCTTCCTGCACGTCGCGCGGATCTACTTCTCAGCGACGACCACAAGAATGCCGTCGATAAATTGGAAGCGCGCGAGTCCGATCTTTATCGATTCATCGAGCGGATTGATCTTCAGGCCTCGGCGTTGCGCGACAGGCTTCCTCAGCAGCAAGACGTCAAATTTCGAGACCTCGTTGAGCATCATCGAGCGGCACTTGCCGTAGCGACGGCCGCTTTCGACGAGGCGATGATCGCAGCGGTCGCTGCTAATGAGGCTATGGCAGCTGCGCGGCAAGCTGGTGTTGACGAGCTTGGCTTTGACTCAGCGAATATCTTTCTCCCGCTAATTCATTTCGTCGGGCTGATAGACCATCAATGTTTGGCGGCATGGCGCAGCCGTCAGAAAGAGCGGCACGAAAGAGCTGCGCAGCGGCCGGCTGTTCCTTTCGTGCCGGTGGTACATCGGAGCCAGTTCATTTGGACAAACTATGGTGCCATCCGATGAACCTCGATCGCGAGACATTGGTCGACCTCAATCATCAGATCGCCGGTTTTTCGCTGCCGGGGGTCAGGTCGAATTCACGCAGCGTTGCCATCAAGGAAGCGGCGACCGCGGTGGCTGATCTCTCGCGTTACTTTGCCGCCGACCGCCGGCACAAAGCCATAGCCAATCTTGCGCGGGATCTTTCCTCCTTTTCGCTTGCGCCGATATCCGCCCCGCTGTTCGAAATTAAGAGGTCGCCGAATGGAACGGAAATTTCCGGTTATGCTTCTGTGTTCGGAAACATCGACAGTGACGGCGAGATCGTTGACCGCGGCGCATTCTCCGCGAGCTTAGCCGCGCATCGGAAGGCCTACACTCAGCCGTTGATGCTATGGCAGCACGATCCGCACCAGGTGATTGGAAAATGGGACCACTTCGAAGAAGACAGCACCGGACTCCTCGCGACGGGTCGCTTGCTGCCTGCTGTTCAACGTGCTGCGGAAGCTATTGCCTTGATCGGCGAAGGCGCAATTTATGGATTATCGATCGGTTTTAATACCGTTCGAGATCGAGTGATCAATAAAATCCGACACCTAGAAATTTTAAATTTGAGGGAAGTGAGCTTGGTCTCCTTTGCTTCAAATTCAGACGCCCGCATTCACCTCACCGGAAAGGAATATGGCCAGCACCGGAGCGCGAAGAAAACTCTGGTCGATCTTCAGCGAGCGCTGTCAGATTTCTCGTTGGCGAGGTTGCGATGATTACCGATACGCAGTCACCGCTCGCAGAGCTAGAAAAGTTGTTGATGGACGTTATGGGGAATGTCGCATGGCTCACGCTGCGTATTCGGCATCTCGTTGAGGTCGAAAATTTCGCCCATCCGGTGGTCGAGGACATTGAGGCGCACCTCCTTACCGCCGGCCGAGTTGCGTGTGCCATCGACGCTCGCCTATTCGACAACGCGCGGGGATGTATCAGCGGCAGGCTGCATTGATCTTAAAATTTGGGATGATCGAAAATGACCACAGGTAAAATAATCACTTGGAATTCTGATCGGGGTTTTGGTTTTATCGAGCGCGCCGATGGTGGCGCGGATGTTTTTGTACATTGCCGCGACTTGGCGGATCGGTCGGCCGATCATTTGTCTTTCGGAACGCGGGGTAGCTTCGATATTGCACCACCCGACCGCAGCGGCAAGCCACGCGCGATCAACGTCGCAACATTAACCGGCAACGCGGCCACGCCGCGCCCGTCTCCGCTTCGCGCGGCGGCACAAGCACATTTCCGGAGCGACTAATGCCCAGTCTTAGTGCGTGAAGGTTGATCGTGAAGTGTGGCCCCGCGGTGGTCCTTGCCTCCGCGGAGAAAACCCAAAAGCGAAATGATCGGAAAGTGGAAAGGGAAAACAACATGAGGCTTCACCGCTCCGCAATTGCTGCAGTAACCGCGGCTTTGGTTTTCGCCGGCGCCAGCTCAGCAGCGATTGCCGCACCTGCGGATCACGCGCCGCGTGCCGCTGCCTGGCAATATCCTGGTCTGACACAACAGCAAGTCGATGCGCTCACGGTCGAGCTCAAAAAGCTCGGGCCGCATGACGTACAAATCTATTGTCGATTTGAAGCCGTGTGCGGCGCGCTTGCGCAGGATTTTACCGATGCTTTCGAGGCGGCGGGATGGCATAGCAGAATCGATCGGCCGGTCGATGACCGCAATGTAGGAATCAACGTAGGGCCGAATAATCAAGACGGTCGCGCGCTCGCCGCGGCGATCGAAGCCGGTGTCGGCGGCCGGTTCAAGGCCGGCCTAATAAAGGCATCGATCAATCCCGGCCGTCTCACACTCATCCTAAGCGCATTCTAATCGCGAAACACTTGCCCGCCGTGATGGCGCGCGTTCCCTCAGATGGACCTTTTATTATGAAAAAAATCGGAAAACTCTTAGCGGCCGTTCTGTTCGCGGCGAGCATCGCCGGAAATGGACCCGCACTCGCGTCGCAAGGTGCCTTGGTCATTCCGACGGCCGGAACGCTATCCGGTCTGACGGCGATGAGCGATGTCAACGCGGCATTGGATGCACTGACAACCTGTAATTCCGGTGCCTCACAGCCATTGAATTCTGCTGGGGCGCCATCGATCGGGCAGTTTTGGTGTTCGACGGCGACGTCCGGCTATCTCATTCTCAAGCAATATGACGGCACGAGCTGGCAGGAAGTCGGCCGCCAGGACACCACCAATCATCTCTGGGTGCCCCCGGTCGGCGGCGGCGTCGCAACGCTGACCTCTGGATCCACGGTCGATCTCGGCTCGGTGCCACAGGCTTACGTCAACGTCACTGGCACCACGACGATTACGGCGTTCGGCGCGAGCGCACAGCCCGGCTCCTGGCATACCATCAAGTTCGCCGGGATTCTGACGCTTACGCATAACGGCACTTCGCTTATCCTGCCGAATGCCGGCAACAACATCACGACGGCTGTTGGCGATACCGCCCTGGCGATTTATCTCGGCGGCGCCAATTGGCTGGTGGCAAACTACACGACGGCCAGCGGCGCGGCGCTGCAGGCTCAATCGGTCGGTTCTGCGGCGCTGCTCGCCTCAGCGCAGGGCATGAATGCGCCGCTGAATCTCCGCATCAGTGCGACGGTCGGATCGAGCGCGTTGACGGTGGCTATCAAAACTGCGGCGAACGCCGATGCCACCTCCGGCACGCCGGTATTGATTCCATTCCGTGACGCCACGTTAGCCAATGGCGATCCAGTCATAGGATCATTGCAGGCCGCGCTCAGCATCACGATTGCATCGACCAACACGCTCGGCACATTGAACGGCGTGCCGTTCCGGCTTTGGGTCATCGGAGACTATAACGGCGGAACGCTCGCGGTCGGATTGTTCAACGCCTCTACGGCCACACAAATATTTGGATTGTCGGAAGGTGATCTGATCTCGACGGCGGCGAGCACTAACGGTGGCAACAGCGCCGGCACGCATTACGCCAACGTCTCGACGATTACCAACACGCCCTATCGCATTCTTGGCTATCTCGAATGGGGATCGGGCCTAGCGACGGCCGGAACATGGGCGAGCGCTCCGACGAAGATCGTTCTGTTCGGCCCTGGCATCAAGAAGCCTGGCGATGTGGTGAGTGGGCCTATTTATGTATCTGGTGCCGCCGGCGCGACCGTTTCAAATTCAACACCGGTTACAACGAGCCTTACGATAACCACCACACTTACGAGCCCGGTGAATTTGGTAAAGATAACAGCAGTTGGGAATGTAGGCGGGACCGCCTCGGAAAATTGTGTGACCACAATTGATTACAACGGGTCTCCGGTTTCCCCCGCAATGTCCGTTACGTCTCCCGCCGGATCTCAGTCTGGAACAGTTGCCGGTTTGTTGCTTTATAAGCCCGGGTCCGCCGCATCATCCGTGTGGGCACTTTATTTTGCTCTGACGGCAGGCAGCGGAACGATTACGTTTGGTGGGGGTAGTATTATTTTCGAAGAAATCATGGGTGCGCTCGACGAGCCCGCGAATGACAACGGATCATCCGAACTGCGCATGGTGGGATAGCGTCGAGGGGCAAAGCAAGATGAAGGATTACTGACACATGGCCGATAACGTCTCCGTCATTTTCAGCGCACAGATCGGGCAATTGATCGCCGGTGTCGATGAGGTCAAACAATCGATCTTATCGATTGCAAATCCGATCAACAGTCTCACCTCATCGCTTGGCACCGTAGGCGAGGCATTCGCCGCAGCCTTCGCGGTCGACAAAATCGACGAGTTTTTCAGTCATTTTGCCGAACTTGCCGTGCAGACACAGCGCAATGCGGCGCTGCTCGGTGTCTCCACCCAACAGATTGCCGGAATCGATATCTTCGCCAAATCGGCGGGCGGTTCGGTTGATACGTTGGTGATGTCAATGGAACGGCTCGGCCTGGCACTGGCGCGTGCCGGCAGCGGGGCGCAGCAACAGATGGCCGCGCTGCAGGCGTTGGGAATTACCGTCAAACAATTCCAGGCGCTTTCGCCGCAGGATCAGCTCGCGACTTTGGCTGATAAGTTTGCAGTGCTCAAGGACGGCATCGACAAGGACGCCATCGCGATGGCGCTCTTGGGTCGCGGCGGCGCGCAGATGATACCTGTTTTCAATCAGGGTGGTGCTGCAATCCGCGCATTCCAGGAAGAGGCAGACCGCGCCGGCACGTCATTGAGCGGCGCTGTCGTGGCGGCATTCGAGAAAACACATTCGCTGCTGATCGAATTGGCGGCGAGTTTCGAGGGTGCCGGCATTACCATCGCGGCAGTGTTCAAGCCTGCTTTCGACGGCATCGTGAAAGTCCTGATCGATCTGGCAGAGAGTTTTACGCAGTCGGTGCGCCAGGGAGGCGCCATGCGCGTCATCATAGAAGGATTGGCCATCGCCGCAAATGGTCTTGCAACCTCGCTCGCGATTGCTATTGGGGCGATCGAGACACTTTTGACCGTCGGCAAGGCCGTGGCCTATGCGCTCGGCAATGATTTTCGCGATCTCGGCAAGATCATCTATAGCGCGATGACGTTTGACACTGCCGGCGTCAAGGCGGCCTGGGCCGACATGATGGCGTCTAATCACCATGTTGCCGTCAATGCGGCCGGTGAGATGACAACCGTCATGAACGGCATGATAAGCCAGCTGCGCGCCATTTGGAATTCAGGAGCCGATGCCAACGTCGCGATCGAGCAGACCAAAAATTCCCGGCTCAATATTCTGAATAAGGATGGTGTGAGCGCCGCGCTTGCGGCTGCGCAGGAGCTAATCCGCATCGCCGACATGCAATATCAGCAGCAGGCGGAAAAGATAAATACCGAATTCAAGTTGATGCAGATCACTGAGTCGGGCAAGACGCAGGCGTTGCTCGCCGCGCTCGATGTGCGCCATAACGCCGAGCTCGCAGCGCTCGATCAGGAAGCCGCGGTCCATGGACTTTCAAAGGCGCAATATCAAAAGGTCCTAAACGAGAAACTGACGCTCGATCAGAAATACGCCTTGGATCGCCTAAAGATCATCGACAAAGCGGCGGAAGATGAAGCGAAGAAATGGAAGGCCGGCGCCGATGAGGTCGCTGGTGCCTTCAATTCGCAATTGCGCTCGCTGCTCTCCGGCCAGGAAACCTTCGGGCAGGCGATGCAGAAAATTGCTGGTGACCTCGCGCTGAAGGTGATCGAATTTTACGATAAAATTGCGGTCGAGTGGATCGCCAATCAGATCAGAATGCTGGTGATGGGCAACGCCGTCAAGACGACCGACGTCGCCACAACAACCGCGGCCGAGACTGCCAAGACCACGGCGGCGGTGACCGGCGCCGCCGCACGCGCAGCGGCCGAAACCACTGGCGCGAGCGTCGGCATCGTTGCCCAGATCGGCAACGCATTGGCGGTCATTACGGCGGACGCGGCCAAAACATTCGCCGGTGTGTTCGCGTTCCTGGCGCCCGCGATGGGTCCAGCTGCGGTTGGACCTGCGGCCTCTTCGGCCGCCACGGTCGAGGCATCGGCGGCCGGTGTCGTAGGATTGGCGGTTGGCACCGATTATATCATCAGCCCCGGTCTCGCCTTTCTGCATGGCGGCGAAAGCGTCGTGCCCGCCGCGCAGACTTCGGGACCATATACGGGTGGGGGGCAAGGCAACAGCATGTCCATTGTCTTCAATGTCAATGCTTTAGATGGAAACAGTGTACAAGCGTTTTTCCAAAGAAATGCAACTCAAATTTCGCGGGTTTTGTCCGCAAATGTGAAGAAGAACCCATCCTTTAACCAGGCTTGATTATAGATGCCGCGCATGACTCAATCTAACGACAACGGAGACGCATGGAGCGGACTTGAACCTGGCATTCGGCCTTTGATGGCTGGGTGGGGCTATGGAAGCGAAATTATAGATTGGGTCTTGGCAGACCTGAAAAAGCGGCCAATCCCGACAGTCTTTCCGCGCGATATTAGGCGCGATGATCTATGTGCCGCTTGTCTGCCTAAGGTCGCAGAGGATGCCGACGAAGTGAAGGCCGCATTTTCCGAAGTGATGGGGCTCTGGCTTCAAGAGATCCTTCGGCTTGAGGGAGAGCTGTGGGTGGCAAGGTTTGATCCGCCGCGCCAAACGCCGATCTAACGAAAGGATGCCTCATGGCTGAACGCTCATCAGTTACTGCTTCTTCTGGGGGGAGGCCGATAGCGTTGTGGCTAACCGGCCAATATCGGCTGCCATGCGCGCTAGACCATTACTGGGAACTCGGAATGGAAAATCGAACCCAGAACAACGCACAACAAGAATCGACGTCTCAGGCGTCTCGTCAAACTGAAACCCGACACCATGAGCCAGAATCGGGACAAGATAGTTCCGCTTTGCGCGAGGGCCAGGCACTTCGGCACCGCTGATCTCTCCGGCCTCATTGGCGAGTTTGCCGAGATAAGCCATGATGTCTCCGAGCATTTCGATTTTGCATGAAACCCGCAGCGACTGGCCATCCTCTCGTTCGACCGTAAAGGCTACAGATGCTCCGTCGTCTAGCACGCGAGCATCTGTGAATTCGCGGATAGTTTCGCCGGGGGCGTCCGTCATGCGTTGGCCCTCAAATTTTCTCAGTTAAGCGGTGAGGCTTTGCTTCAGCGGGAGGTCTTTGCTTTTCCTCGCGTTCCGGCAAGCCGGACTCCGGGCCGCGTTCCGTTTGTGAATTCCACGCCGGCCACCTCGATCGCCTGGCGCATCGACGCTATCGCGTCGGTTGATACCTTCAAGTCGGATTCAGTTTCAAACCGCTTCACGGTAGCTGGGGATAGCCCGGCGGCCTTGGCGAGAGCGGCTTGCGACCATCCCAGCAGCCCGCGGGCGGCGCGAAATTGTGGAATTGATGGCATTTTGACCTATTGACCGAAAAGGTATCATTGATGATAATGACCTTATTGGTATCAGATTCGCAAAAAGGATGGCAACCATGAAAGCAGAAAAATCACCGAGTAAGGCGCCGCGCGCCGATCGCCGCACCGGCCAGAAGGTACGCGATGTGCTTTTAGTCCTCAATGATCTTCTCGACGAGATTGATGTCGAAAGTCGCATCGCTCAAACAATTGAACTCGCGATCGCGGGCGAAGCCGTAATCTGCGACTTCGACCCTTCTGATTTGTGTACGCTAACTGCAGCTCACATCAAACGTCTTCAGGCGATCTCTAAAAAAGGGCTGGCGCTAAGCAGCCGAATGCGTCGCGATCAACATCAGCAGGGGAACTAACGCCATGACTAGCAAAACATCCCGCCGCGCCGTCCTGGCCGGTGCTGCCGCTCTTCCCGCGCTTGCCGTTCCAGCGATCGCTATGACGGCCTTCGCCGATCCGATCTTCGCCGCGATAGATCGTCACAAAACGGCGTATGCTGAATTCGTGCGTGTCGTTCGCCTTGAAGAAAAACTGCATGAAACAATTCCCGCCGAGCGCCGCACGAGGTATCACGTCGAAGATCGCTATAACTCCGAGATGATCGCAAACGAAGATCCTGCATGGACGAAATATCAGGATGCATGGTTTGCCACAAATGACGCTGCAGACGAAAGGGCCATCGATCTGCTGAATGTCGCGCCTACTTCGATCGCAGGCGTCGCGGCGCTTTTGGATTATGTGGCTACTTTCGAAAAAAACGGAGAAGAACTGTTCGGGTCAGTCGCCGAAGAAGGCACAGACAAACTTTTGGACGGCCGGATCGCTTCTATGCAGTGGTGTGCTGACTGTTTGCGGGAGATCTCGGCGGCGTACTGACAGCGGCAAGCGCGGCGCCTGGGTGCGTTATTCCGGGCGCCGCTTAGTTCTGCTCTCGAAGCTCCTGCCAATTCGGTCGCGCGGCTGCAGTTGGTGCCGGCGACCGATGATGGTGGCCAGCGGTAGCACCATCAAAAAACGAGGTTTGATATGAGTAGGCACGAGCGACGCAAAGCGAAGGTTTCTGAGTTGAAAATGATATCGGTTGCCGATCTCGTTTCTGCTAGCAAACTGTGTGCTTGGGACGGCTGCGCAGCGACATTCAAAGGCGATATGCCGAAGGGCTGGACTTGGATAGTGCAATACTGGTCAAAGCACCCTCAGGTACAGTTTTTAGATATTCCGCCAAAGGACATGGAGTGGGATGTGTGCCTTTGCCCGGAGCATACACGCGCGTTGAAAGATCAACTCAAAGACGTTGGGGTTAAATTGGGTCCGATGCCGGCATTGGGCCAAGCCTGAGAAGCAGCGGGCGACCATGGCGGTGCATGATGGCACTCGCGGAGGATCACCAATTTCTCCCATGCCAAGGTAGCGACCCTATGCCGGTCAACGCATGGCGACCGTCCTAGAGGCCAGGATAGCGGTCGTGCTGCGCTTTCCTGCCAATTTGGCCAAGGCACCAGACGGCGAGGGTGTGCGCGCCGTTCGCGCGCATGTTGCCGATGGTCATGGGTGGAGCAGAGCGTCGTCCGGTTTGACCTGGACTAGATAGCTTTACGGGGCATATTGTTCGGGGCACAATCAAAGATAGTCCCCGCTGAACTAGGGGTGCCGAATGTACCGTATCGTCCTATTTGCTGCAGCAATCGCATTCGGCTCGGCGAGTGCGGCGTCGGCGCAATCGATATTGGAGGCCGTCGCCGGATTGAAATTCTGCCGAACGCTAAAGGACGACGGGCAACGACTAAAGTGTTTCGACGGCATCATTGTCGACGCGCCCGCGGCTAATCCTGCAGCCGGCAAGCTCGACGCCGAGATCACCTGGGCCGTGGACGAAAATAAATCGCCGCTTGACGACAGTCCGCAGGTCTCGGCGTCGCTTTCCAACGCAAAAGCCGACGCGGCGCTTGTGCTTCGCTGCAGGGAAAAAAAGACCGAGGCGATTTTCTCGAAAATGTTAGGTTTCCTAGGGAGCGCAAAACCTATTAAGGTTATGGTGCGCATCAATGACGGCAAGCTGATAGAGACGCAGTGGTCACCATCGACGACCGGCAGCGGTGCATTTGCGCCAAGTGCAGTTCAATTCATCAAGGCATTGCCCGATCAGGGCAAGCTTTTCATTCGAGCGCTCGGCTTCAACGGGAATTCGCAGGACGGAGAGTTTTCGCTCGGAAAAGTTTCAGAGATCCGCGAGAAGATCGCGCAGGCCTGTAATTGGAAATGAATTCATTGGCTCGCATGTTGCCGAGGGTCATAGGCGAGGCGGGCGGTTTTCATTTTGGCTGCACCACATTGCGACCGGAATTGCGACCGGGCGCGCTTTAACGTGCAATTTTCGCATTTTTGCCATTGTGCGCGAGTTTGTACGTTAAAATATTAAATCTCAATAACATATTGATGTTACACATGTTATGGCGGAAGGGGTGAGATTCGAACTCACGATACCCTTGCGGGTATGCCGGTTTTCAAGACCGGTGCCTTAAACCGCTCGGCCACCCTTCCGTAACACTCGTGCAATACAGATAGTCCAATGGTCGAAGCGCTTCGCCCTTGCAAGCG